CAAAAGAAACAACCCAGTCGTACATACCAGGTATAGGTTCCTTGACATAGGCACCTGCATACTTTTCGCTTTTGTCATGCTCTTTCTTGGGTGGTATTACAATACCTTTCTTTTTCAGATCATTGTAGATGATCATGTCCCACATTCTAACCTGATAAAACACATCTGTAAAGTTTACCTTTGCGTCAAATGCCATGGTGATGGCAAGTTCTATCAGTTTCATCTTCTCTTCCAGTCCGTCAACGATTCTAACGTCTTGGATGTTGTAATCTACGAATTTATTCCATGCTTTTGTGTAAAATTCTTTGAATGTATCATGTTCAGAGTGGTCTAGTTTCTTCTGTCCTAGTTCTACCTCACCAATATAATCTAGTCTGTATGATTCTTGTGCTTTGTATGTGAATTTTTTGTACAAATCCATGTAATCTAGGACAGTCACACCTCCGATGTCATACATGAGGTGTGGACGACCTGCCATGTATATTTCTTCGTGTGTTACCAGTCCCCATGGTGACAGTTTCTTGCATGCTTTGTCACCCAACACTCTTGTGATTCTCTTAGCAAGGTATGGTATATCATATAATTGACAGTTCCACCCTGTAACTACCTCTGGTGGTGTAGCAGACCAATAATTTATGAAGTGTGTGAGCATATCATACTCATCATTGCACTGCACATACTTGACCATCTTGTCCTGTGTCCTATAAGGACCTACACCAAACGTCAAAATACGTTTAGTATTGTAATCTTGTAGTGATATGAGCAACATCTCCTCATCACACTTCTCTACAGTAGGGAATCCACTCTCTGACTTGACCTCGATGTCAATGGTCACAAGATTCATTTTCTTGAGGTCAAATTTTATCTCATTCTCTGGGTATCTGTCAGAAATATACTGATATATGTACCTGTTGTTGCCATATATCTCAAAGTTATCTACATTCTCATGACTTCTAATAAACTCTCTGGTCTCTCGCACTGTGCCAGGTTGTATACTCTGCACATATTTGCCATCTAATGTTCTATATTTTGTTTTTTTCTTACTAGGAACAAACATCGTGGGTTGGAAAGACTCCCTTGATGTAAAACTTTTGCCACCTTCATATCCACGGACGAGAAAATCATTCCCGACCATCTGAACGTTAGTATAATATCTCATGAAGACATGATAGCACGTTCACGTTCCCTAAACAACCTGACAAAATTATTGAACATGTATTGTATGTCATCTTTACTCATATATGGTGCTGGCATATCAAGATACGTGCCTTGATCATCACTTCTCATCTCCACAATGAGATCTTTATCAACAAACCCTGCTTCAACACACATGTCTCTCATTGGAGTGCCATGATACGGAGTATAGATGAATGCATTTGTATCATCACAATGTAATTGTGCTGCCAACTCCACAGATTTCATACAGTGTTCCATAGTTTCGTATGGATATCCTATGATGAAATTACAGGTGGTAGAAAGACCTGCATCCCTCGCTATTTTAAATGCTTCTATTGCCCTATCATTCTCATATATTCTACCAATAACATCTTTACGGAATTGATAATCACCATGCTCTACACCCATGTTCAACTTCAAACAACCTAACTCTTTCAAAGTTTGTGCTTGGTAAGGTGTCAGTAATTCTGGTCTTGTTTGTGTAAAGAATGGTAATTTATATTTGGAATACATTTTTGCCCACTCATCAAAACCTTTTTTTGACATAGTGAGGAATGTATCAGTAACAATCCAAAGGACTTCTATGTTATGTTTTTCAATAAGATCTACAATCTCCCTCTCTTGATGCTCTACAGTTCTTTTTCTAAAAAATAAACTGTCTGTCTCACCTTTGTACAATGCTGCATTGGATGGTGAGTTACAAAACTTACACTTGAAAGGACATCCACGTTGTGTTTCTACCGTAGCAATCTTTATTATCTTACCATGAAATGGTCTATACAATGATCTCTCATCAAAAATCTCATGATCAGTTGGTGGTAGAGAATTGACATTCATTGCAGGTCGCATTGGATTAGGATGCACATTCATGAGGTGATGACCTGTCTTACCTTCACTTATAAGATCCATCAACTCTGGAACTACTTCATCACCCTCTCCTCTTAGGATGTAATCACACTTACCTTCAAATGCTTGAGGATAATATGTGCAAAAAACACCACCACATACACTGATGAATTTCCTATCAGTCACTTGATCCATGAATTTCTTCCACAGATAATAAGTGTCCTCAACAACTGATGATATGATAACGTCTGGTTTGAAATCTATAACTTTCTGTCTCCATGCAGTATACATGTCAGTATCTTCAAGCATGAACATATCTGGATCTAGATCAGATCTCTCCCACTTGTACTCAGGGAACATCTGTCTTTTTGCTCTTTCTATATCTCTATCTGGTCTAGCAAATTCCTCACCCTCATCAACTGGATACCATGTGGCATCAAACAATTCCATGTTATGGTAACCAGCACGTTTCAAACAAGCAGATATAATTGCAACACCACCTGGTGGTGTCACTCTCATGTGCTGATTAGGATATAACCATAATATTCTAAGATTTTTCTGTGACATTCTTAGCAGTCAATGCCTGATACTTATCTAATTGTGTTTTATCTGGTTCTATTATAGTCAAAAAACTGTCAGAGTGCACCATCATTTCACGTTGTGTAGTAAATGAAGGCCATGACTCTAAAAACTCACCCTTCAATTCAAAAGGGTCGATAAGTTTGCAATCTGGTTCACCTAATTCAGTTGACACCTCTTCTATTCTCGAAATAAGAACAAGATTGTTCTTGAATAATATAATTTTTATCATAAAGAAAGGTTCTTTGATTTCAAGTTTACCACAACTGTACGTACTTTGTCAATATATCCTTGATTTCTTAGTTCTTTGAATACCATATTCTCAAAACCATACTCTCCATATTTCTGTAGTGATACTGACCTACTATCTCTAAGTTTCTTGACCAGTTCTCTCAATCCCTCTGCATTTTCATTCTTGATGAATGCATCGATTCTAGTTTTGAAGTTGTTTACTTTTTTCTCTATCTCTTTTTCTTCAACATCACCCTCAATTCTTTCGGGTTCTTGTATCCATGTCTTCTTCATAAGACTATACACACCTTGACTCTTCTTACGTGTGACCTTTGGTCTTTCAATATATGGTTCTGCTTTGACACCATAGATTGTGACGTTGTGAGTCAACTCCCATAGAGTTTTCTTGTCCATGTAGTATTGATCAAGCAAATCTGGATTACAATCAGGTATAAACTTTGGATCAACTACTATGTGCACATCTAAGTCAGAGTATTGTGTGTAATTATACCCTGCATTACCACCTAGCAATAGGACATCAACTATTGCTCTCTCATCTAGATCAACATAAGCAGCGAATGCTTCTGCAAATTTCATCAATGCCTCATTTACTTCAGGCTTGAGAGAATCCCCAATCCAAAAGGTTGGATTGAGGATTTCTGTGAACCTAAGAGTCAATGACTCTCTAAGGTCTTTGGGTTTGATATGTCTTAGGACTCTTGAATACATACATGTATTTAGAGCCAATCTTTTCGCTGCTGTGCCTTTGGTATAACCTTCTCAATGTCTATGAGTAGTAGACCATCTTGAAATCTAACATTCTTGACAACAAGTTCTTCTGGTAATGACCATGCACGAGTGAATGCTCGTTGTGCTAGTCCTCGATGTACATACTCATGATCCACACCGTCTTCCTTCTTGCCCTCTATCACAAGTTGTCCTTCTTGTGTATAGACTTTTAGATTCTCTTTCTTGAATCCTGCTGCTGCTACCTCAACCCTATACTCATGATTCGATAACTTTATCGTATTATAAGGTGGGTAGTTTTGTATTGGTGTATCAAACTGTTGTGACCAGTCATCAAAACCAATCATGTTTCGTCTTATCTTATTGAGATAATCGAATGTGTCTGCAGTAGACAAAGTGATACTGCCATCTGTGCCAAACATAGTGACCTCCTAAAGCGTCTAGTTGTAAATGTCCCCGAAGGCGACACTACTAATTATACACGATACTAATTTTTATAGGTTCGGTTATTCGGGTTCGGTTTTCTTCTTACCAATATTATACTTTGTCTCTAGTGTCCAATTATTCTTTTCTTTGTATGCTATGACTTTGATTTGATTGAGTGGTGCTATGTCAAGTGCTTCATCTATGACGGTGGTAATCAACCCCCAATCACTTAGCAATTGAATAATTCTATTTCTTCTTTGTACATCATTTACACTCAAGTTCGCTCTCTTACCGTCAAGGGCAAACAATTCTTTGAAGTGTACAATATAATACTTTCCCTGCTTATGCAGTATGTGACAAGACTGATATAATTTTTTCTCTTTTCTGGATGCTACACCAATTCTTGTAAGAGTTTCTCTGACCTTCAGAAAGTCGTCTGGTTCAGATAATAATATCTCAACCATTTTATCAGGTGACCACTGATACTCAGGTTCCATAACGTTCATTTCAATCCACCAACCTCAAGTTTATTTTGAATAAATGTAATCTGTTCTTTGGTTAGAAGTGGGAGTACTTGTTTCGCCTTTTCATTACTATAACCATAGTATGACTTGATAGACTCAAGGTTCTTCAACTCTTCTTTCCTAATCCAAGGTGCAAACCTTTTCTTAGATCTGAGAGTATTTAGATAAAAATCATATTGCAACTGTTTATCAAGGTCGATATTCATGTTCATCTCATTGACATACATGATACAATCAAGGTGACCTGACAGGCATCTATTGATAATGTAAGGTGAATATTGTTTTATACAATCAGGATCATCCTCTGTCAAATTTTTCTTAGTACTGTTGATTGAGTTCAACCAATCTTTCAGTTCAATCTTCTGGTTTGATGATGATTCTGTTGTTTTCATAATCTGCTTTAAATTCAAGTCTCGTACTGTGATCCCAACACATCTCTTCATACAACATGTTGAGTCGTCTCATGTCTTCGTAAAGATCCTCTACTTTATCCATTTTTTTGACAAGTCCTTGAACGAAGATTGGAACTGACCCTCATTCTCTTTTGGGTCAAACTTATCATATCCCTTCATTCTCTTCCATTCATTATACATTGCACCAAGTAACCATGATTGAGACAGACTCTTTGCTCCGTTCTCTAGGAGTTCTCGCTGTCTTTTAGTAACATGTTTGTAACCGAGGTAGTCTTCCTTCCAGTTACTGTCATCGTAAGGTTTACTTTGTGTCATAGGTAAAGGTTTTCCCTTTTTTCTGGGTTTCGTTTTCACCAGATCTACCAGGTCTCATCTTCCCAAGTTTGATGTTTCTCTTGGGTAACCCACCTTTTCTGGTTCTCTTTAGTGTAGCACTTTTATCGCCTTTTTGCTGAGTTATTACAGAGTCCTGACCATATTTTTTACCAAGTGACTTGACTGCCTTCTTGAACTTTCTCTTACCCATCTTACCAGACTGTATCACATGACTTCTTTCCTTGACTCTTTTAGTCTCACCAGTTTTTTCATCTTTTTCATCATACTTTCCAGTCACTTTGGTTGCACCCTTACCAAACTTACC